GGTTACAACGTTACTTTTTACCGTCTAGGTCAATAAACTAAAACTTTTTTAAAAATAATTAGCCCGGGATTTTTTTATCTCGGGCTTTTTTTGTATATTAGCAGAGTAGTTAAAGATAAAACAAATGAGTTACAAAAATTTTAATCGTCACGAGTGTTACACTCCAGAAATGTTGTCTATGACCAGCGAAGTTGTTCGTGAACTTCAAGATTTGGCCATTGAGCAAGACAAATCAATGTTCGATATGTCAATTAATCAGGTATGCGGTCTTTATGATGGCTATCTTTATGACAACTTAATTTCAGATGCCGAAGAATTCGGCGCAAGCGAATCCACATTGAATAAACTTAAGGGGCTTAAAAAAGCCATTGAGATGTATATTCAATTATATGGTGAATCAATGACCTTAGTTTAAACCTTAAATAATAATCAATGGATATTTTTGAAAAAAAAGAGATTGTAAAGTCTTATGTAGAGAAATACTTTCTCGAGAACGCTGAGTATTTTATCAGCAACAAAGATGTGGTTAATTGGGAAATGGATCACATTGTAGAAACCGGAACACAGATCATGTGTAACAAATGGAACATTGGTAATATGGGCGGTGGCTTTGTTGACGCTGTAGTTGGCAATGATTTAAGTCGAGCCGTCTCAAATGCTGATGTGACTAATCAATACGCACTCCGATTCTACTGTGCTATGATGTACAACATGGGTATGCCATCTGAATTGGTATAAGCCAAAAAACTTAAAGTTCAGTAGGGCTCACTTGGTGTAGCCTTACTGAGCCTTATATATAATTAAACAAAATCAAGTTTGTGTGTATAACTACTAAACGTTTTTATATGTCTAAAAAGAAATCCAACATCCTAGAGCAAGCTAACGACATCGTTAACAATCGCTCAGAAGAAAAGTCTCGTCAATATGGTCCTTTCGAAGAAGGCATGCGTCGAGCAGCAATGATTTTTAATGGTATGACTGGCAAAGATCTTAATGGATCTGACATGTACGCTGCACTTGTTGCACTTAAACTAAGTCGCCACTCATATAACTATAAGCAAGACAATCTACTCGATGCCGTTGCTTATTTAGGTGCTCTCGATAATTACGTAGAGCTACATGGTTACAAAGATTCAGAAGATCCTTTAAGTTAAACGTATGCAAGAATTAACATTTTTTACAGAACAGGAAACCGACAAGTCGATTAAAGTCGGTATTTGTGCCTTAGTTGGCAAAATCAGCCCAAAGATCTCTTCACACAAGAGTGCTTGGGCTCATATGTTGTGGAACCAATTAAAAAATGCAGGTTACACCAACGCAGAAGTTATCACTTCAAACGACACCGATTGGAATGACTATGATGTCATTCTAATTGATCATGGTATGGAATTCAAAGGCACCTTTAATATTTTTGGAGGTTCTAACGATGACCTTTATCATCAGCTAATGCGACTATTCTCAAACACTCGCATGTATTCACTTCATCATGATATGCCAGATATTGGTGATCTAATTAAGACTCGACTTAAGGCTGGTACAGATCTATTTAAAACACTCGAAGATCGTATCGAAGAGGCTACCGCAGTTTGTCAGCAAATTCCCCGTACAGATCATATTGAAAAGACTGATAAGCTTTGTTTTGGTGATAGTCACTCGTTTGGTATGTATCAAGCTGGTTATATGTGTCAGCGTCATGATGGTTTGACCATGCACGGTACACTAAAACGTGGTATTGAGACTTATGTATATCCATGGATCAAAAGCCTAACCATTTACTTGGGTAATATCGATGTACGCCATCACCTGATGAGACAGGATGACCCAGAGGGTGCAGTTGATACTCTAATGGAAAAATACGAAGCTCAACTTAAAGCACTACAATCTGATCATGGTGTTGAAACTATTGAGATTGTACAGGTTTTACCGATTGAAAACGAGTCAAGAGTCTTGCCAAAAACAGGTTATTATAAAGGTACACCATTTATGGGTTCATGGGCCGAAAGAACTGCACTTGTTAAAAGAATCAATGGGGCTATTGTTGACATGGCAAATAGAAATGGTTGGCAAGTCTATAAGCACCCTGAAGTTTACTTTAACGATAAAGGTGAATTGACATTTGATGTAATGGAAAAACCCAAGTCAGTTCATATTTCACGTGAGTTTTATCGCTGGGACATGGAAGCTAATCAACCAAATAAAAGTTTAATTAAACAAACAATGTCTTTATTTTAATATGAACTACAAAATAGAACTTACGTATTCAGCAACAGGCGTGGTTGAAACGATTGAAATTAACACTGATCGATTGGAATGGACAATGGATCAATATCAAAGAAACAGACCTGCTTTTAGCTGGAAAGTTATAGACTAATATGAAAATTAAAACAACAAAATATTACGACGAGTTCTTGCGATACTTTGACTTAGCGTTAAAGCAGCAGGAACTTAGTAATTTAGGGCTAGTGCCTCATGTAGAGAGTGGTATGAATGATCCATTAATGGAGCACATTGAGCTCTATGATGTTGTTGAAAGAAAGTTTGCAGGATTTAGTCAAATCATTAACGACTGTTTTTATGGTTGGACACCAGATCATCCATATTGGCAACATATGCAAGCTGGTAAGATTTATCCACAACGAGAAGAGGTGGCTAAAAACTGGACTGGTAAAAGAGATAAATTTGGTCTAGAAGAGTGGCTCTATATTTTTATTTTACACAGAGTTTGTGGATCTGCAATTAATTATGCGACCAAGCCTTCAGGGTACCACAATACTATTCTATTCAATTTACACGAGTGTGAAACGATTGAAGAAATGTGTGAAGTGATCAAATATCACCCAACGCCATTTTACACTTCAGTTGGCTACCAATTTCCTGCCTTTCCAAAACCACCAGCACCAAAAGTTAATGAAGATGTATTCGTTGGTATGGCAGACTTCACAGAGCCAGAATATGTTTACAAACGAGGCGGAGACTATTTCTTGTGTGAATTTGCACCACGATTGGCCAGAGATATGGCCAACTTCTTGCGCCAAGGTGATAAAAAAGACTTACGTGAACTTGGTGAATGGATGTTTCAGTGGAATGCTGATAATGGCTTAAGAGCTTATAGATTCCAATATGCCGCAGTTATTGCTGATGTATGTGATTGGTTCCCTGAATTTATGAACCGTGAATCTATGTTCTACTATGGCACGAACGCAGTAGAATGTATTGGTTATCTTGCAGACCCGATTGAAGGTGGTGGTAAAAAATCAGAGGCTTTCTTAGACGCCGTAATGACTAAGATTTATGAGGACACAGGTTCACTACCATATAATGCAGAAGATGTTGCATGTGACTTTATTAGATGGATCGAAAACTACTTAAGACCAGGTGCAGACTATGCTCATATCGATATGGACACTTTGTGGAATTCATCTTCGATCACAGATCACCCATTTGGCCGTCAAAAGGCAATGCTAGATCTTGGACTAGTCAAAACATTTAATGGTATGACTAATCACCCATCTGACGATAAGATTATTGCTGAAGCAGGTTTGACAGTTGATGAGTACCAAAAAAGAGTTAAAGAATTATACGCATGAAAGAATACGAAATCCAAGACGAAGAGTTAATCTTACCAGATAGATGTGAAACTCCAGTCTATAAAAAGATGGAACCAGTATCACTCTTTGATGAAGAAGGTGAAGATCAATTTCCAACTAACAACATTAAGTATCCATACACAGTTGAGGTGCCACTTAAGAATGGCAAACCTAAAGAGTCGTGGATGAAAGAGTGGACCGAAGAAGAGCGTATTGAAAAATTCTTTGAGTTTTGTCAAGGGTTTGATCTTCGTGAAGATGAGTTGTTGAGAACAGATTATCAAATCTTCTCACACCGTTTGCATTGGCACGAGCACTCTTATTGTGATTTTATGAAGAAGATTACTGATAACAAAGAGAGATTATGGTACACTCTCGTCTTCTCATTTACAAACGAGCATTGGAAAACTTTGACTACGTTGGTTAATGAAGGCGAAGCTGCACTTGAAGAGAGATTTAAAGCTCATCGCCATGCACGCAACGATCTATTTCAAATCTATTACCCTAAAGGTACTAATGTAAAAGATTGGTTACTATGGGGACCAAAGAAGGCGGCTGAAGACATGTATCACGTACTTGAAAACTTAGAGCGTCCATATACAATGATGGAGTTTGCTAAGATTATGGAAAAGTACTTTAAGGAGAAGCAAGGCTTTAGAAGTCCATTGTATCCATGTAAGAACACAGCTCGCTATTTGGCAATGACATGGCCAGATCTAGTAGATCCAGAGTCAGTGCTCTTCGGTGGCACAGGCCACTTCGATGGACTGCATCAAATCTTTGGAGGACAGTACCTTAACGGTAAAGTTAAGTATTCGATAGGTGATGACGGTGAGTTTATATGTGACAACAAACACGCTGAAGAATGGATCAGACAAATGACAGTGCTTGCTGATCATCCATCTAATCCAATCAAAGAACAAATGTGGCTGAACTTAGAAGATAAGACATGCTTCTTTTACAAGCATATTGCAATTAGCCATGGTATTAAGTCACCGACTAAGAGGATTCCATATGGTTGGATTTTTGATCCAGAATTTGATTTGGCCAAACATCCAAACGAATCGGTACATGTGAATGCAAAAACAACACAACATCTGTGGGGCAAAGACTATCCACATGAAATTATAAAATAATATGGCACATAATAAACACACTACCAGTTTAGCAAATCAAGATCTAAACCTAATGATGCCAAATCGTCAAGCTTGGTTAGACTTAGCTGGAGATTGGCAAGATCCATTCGAAGATCCTGAAATTATAGAACATGATGGGTTTAAAGTTGTAAGAGAAGATCTTATGGGTTTTGGTTCTAAATGTCGCTTTGGTGACATCTTGGTCCAAAAGGCTCCATCAGACACTTTAGTTTATGTCCAACCTCGATATGGTTTTGCAGGCATTTCATTGGCATATTTGGCTAAAAAATATAACAAGAAGTTGGTGCTTTTTAGTCCAAGTCAAAAAGAGATTTCAGATCACCAAGCCATTTGTATTGAGCGTGGAGCAGATATGAGATTTAGACGTATCGCAGCAATGCCAAACTTAAATAAAATTGCAGC